TACTCATGGTGTTCGGTGCAATCGTAATCGTACAGTTAGAATCTAAAGCACCTGTGTATTTGATATACATAGCTCTACCTGGATCAGTCGATCCATCGGCTACAGTTGTGGTGTGTGTATCGGCGTTAGTGGTTATGGCCTCCGTGCCAAAGCCAAGCGCTTCACCGATTAATTCTAAATTGGTATTTGTTTCAGATCCCCAGGTACCACTGGATTCTCCAGTGCCTATCTCTTTCAGTCTTAAATCGTTTACATACGTTGCCATTATTTATGTCCTCTTATGTATCATGCTGCATCTCTGCCAGCGTCTATAACAGTATAGTTTGGAGTTTGACTTGTCGCAACCTCTGAGTAGCTAGGTGTTTGTGTGGTACTCACCTCTGCATAGCTTGGAGTTTGGTCAGTATCTATCTCTCCGTACACCATAATAAAGCCTGCACTCGCTGTTACGCTTAGACCTGTAATGCTAACTATAGCTCCAGCATCTATGGTTGGTGTGCCTAAATTTGCAGCTACATCAAAGCCAGTTAGATTTATGACCTCGTTTTCGTGAACAATTACCGATCCAATGGCTGACGTGATACTTTGTGTAGCTGGCGTTACATTAGCTTTTGCAACTACTCCCGGAGCTCCCAAGCCAGATGTAATTGCTTGGCCTGTGACCTGGACAATCGCTGCTGCAATAACGCTAGTTGTTCCTAGTCCAGAGGTTATAACTTGAGTGGCTGGAACTACGTTAGCTTTAGCAACAACAGTTACGCTGCCAAGACCAGAGGTTATTGATCCAACACTAGATAATTCTACCGGTAGAGCTGTACCCCAAGCGCCTTGTCCCCAGGTGCCTCTACCCCAGCCGTTAATGTTGGCCATTACATACTGTCGCGGACTTCTACTAGCAAGGTTTTGACATTATTGAGCTCCTCCCTTACAGGATCCGTCATAAAGTCTAAACTCAGCATCGAGTCTATTTTTGCTATAGCCGCTATGATTTTTTCTTTGTTAGTCATATTTTTTTAATACATCTTGCACTACCTGTCGGTGCACAGCTGTTTTTGCCATAGCTTCGCCTCTGTCTTCGGCTGCATCGTAATCAAAGATTAGTGTCTTTGAAGATTTCTGCGGTGTCGTCGAAGATTGTTTTAGGCTCGCCAATCCTTGTGGTTGTGTCGATTTTTCCATAACCATCTGCTATACCCTCCTTTTTTAATATATCATACGTTTTGTTTGGTTTTCCTTTATAGTTATTTGCTGCATCGGAATTTATCAAACGTCCTTTTTTGATGAACCTTTGGTTCATCCTTACCATGGCTAAATCTGGATCTAGGTCTGTTAAAACCAAATTTACCTCATAACCATTGTCTTTTAGAATGTTTATTTTGTTTCTAATTTTTTGCGGGTTGCCTCCTACAGTTGGAAATAATAAATTATCACCTCTTTGCATTGCGATTTCAGCAACATCGTTGATTATTGCTTGTGACTCTGCATGTACAGCATTGCCACCTACACCCCCTTGAAACTCTGGAAGAACTTTTTTTGCTTCGTCTGGATCTATAATCGTGGCGTTATATTTAATTGCAAGCGGGTTTGAAATTGCACTTTTTCCTGCTGCTGGTGGACCGATAACTATAGTAGCAATTTTTTTACCAGAGTTTTTTGCCATAACATTTGCTGGAACTTCTAATCCCTGTTCAATATAGGCTAAAGATCTGCCGCCTTGATAAAGCTCATCTGCGGCAGCTGAATATCCAACAACATCTTTGCCAGCAAAATTAAATTGTCTATTGGCTGCCCACTCCGGAGTGCCATATCCAGGCATTTGTTCTGTTGGTATAATGTCGTTCATTTTCTTTTCAGCTTTGACTATAGCTGGATGATTTTCTATTTGTTTAGCTTTGTCTGCATTAGAGAGTTTTGGATCATCTAATATTTTTTGCAGATCTAACATGTCTTCGTCCAAAGACCTAATACCTCCAGGCGCTTTTAGAGTTGCTTTTACTGGTTGCTTGGCTAGAGCTGCAAGCTCACCAACTAGCGGAATCGCAGCAAGACCAGATAATCCTGCGATACCAAGATTTTTGAACCCCTCACCTATTTCGCCTTCGCCAAAATCTCTAAAAGCATCGCGGCCGTACTTACCGGCAGCTGCAACATCTATGGCCATACCTGGTGGAGTAAAGCCTACGCCTATTTGCGTGAGCAAAGGTACGTTTGCTTCGTATTCTTCTATGCTTTTGTCTAGAAAATCTCTGTCATCGGGTTTTATGTATTGAGATATATCTGTTCGAGGAGCTGTCAACAAGATGTCATTTATATCCTCAAAGGACATAGCTCTGTCAAATATGTTTATGTCGTTGATGTCGCGCATTTTATGATTATAACTGAAACTCTAAAGATTTCTAATCGTGAAGGCCTTGGAACTTTCTCATAAGAATCCTCTGAACTTTGTGATACGGAAAGTCCTCATAGCCTGGATGTGAATTTTGTATCTGCGTAGCTATCTTTCTAGCACCCAAACCTTTCTCTCTAAGCGCTTTGATGTGTTTAAGAACCGCTTGCTCCTCTGGAACTGGCACTAGCTTAGTTCTTCTTCTGCTACCAGATTCGTCGTATTCTTTTCTATAGCCAAAAGGTGTCTTGCCACCGATCGAGTAACCTTTTTCCGCATAGACTAACTTGCCGCCGTTGAGCCTAGACATAATCATTTCTCTTTCTATCTCAGCAAACTGCGCCATATTGGTCACTAGATTTTGGTTAGCTATTCTGGTCATATCCATTTTTGCTGCTAGGCCCGTTTGTTCTTTTTGCCTGGGCAAAACCACTGGTATATCTGCAAACATATCGCAGAAGTAGAGTGTGATACCTGTATCTTCTAGGGCAGGAATCATGTTGACCATTTCTAAAAAAGATCTCGCAAGCCTATCTAACTTGGTTGCTACTATCACATCGTTAGCGTCCATAGTGTCAGTCAGCTCTCTAGAGCCTGGCCTATCAAGCAATGGCTTCATGCCACTAATGCCAGCGTCGGTAAAGAACTTGTCAACTTTCCTGCCGCCGTATTTGTTAGCAACAAACTCCTCAATCGACTTCTTTTGCTCCTCAAGTGAAGATCCGTCTTTAACCTGCTGCTCAGATGATACTCTGATATAGCCGTAGATATTGTTTACTTGTTTTCTTGGTTCAATCATGCTGCCTCCTTAATAAATCTTAGTTTTGGTTTTAAATCTGAATGTGATCTGTTGGGCCTGGTTGCCCAGCCTTTGTTGTTTGCACTGTATTTGATGTGCTTATCTTTTTTGAATCCAGCGTATTCTAAATATCTGCCGCTTTGGTAATCGTGTATGTAAGTCACAAATTTAGATACCTGGTGGTACAGCTGAAAATCGGACATGGCTTGTCTAATAAACTTGCTGTAATACTTTTTTTCTTTGTTAGTTTTGGGATTGAACTCAAAACATATCCTAGTAAACTCATATACTTTAGGATCTGTCCACCTAGCTACGGGCCTGCCGATTGTGCAGATACCAACTATCTGTCCTCTGGTGTATAAATACCAATCGCCAGCATCGTCGTACCTAACCCTTAGATCCTCGTGTTCGTCTTTCAACCAGGCTTCTGGTAGATCTATCGGATCAACCATTATGCACTTAGTCCACTCGTCACCAAGTAAGGCCACATAACTTTTCTTGTGGCCTACTGGTGGTTTGTTGGTTTTATGAAACTCGCTGTAAAAGATTTTAGCAAGCTGCAATGTAACCGGGATTGTTTTCATGCTACCTCCTTAATTAAATTGCCACCCCATTGTTCTGCCATGGCTTTGGCCATGCCGTGATGAAACTTACTTCTTATTTTCCATCTGTCTGGTCCAGGGGGTGCTTTGTGTATATCGTCCCTGGCTGTTTCTTTTGTTAGCGTTCCTGTCGGTATTAGTGGCGGCAGGTTCTTTAGCCAAAGACTTGTTTTTTTTGTTATGTTGTCTTCTGCATCTATACTTTCTGCAAATTCGTAGGGTTGAACATATTGTGTAGGATTCCAGGGAAACTCTCTATCAGATATTTCTTGGATTTTTTTTCTTGCTTTGGATAACATTACTGGATTCTCGATAGCGATTTTTGGTACATCTGCGTTCCAAAGATCAGACAACAGCTGACAACCATCTATTAGTTCTTGTTCCATTTGTTCTAATGTCTTACCTGGTGGTGGCACCTTATACCACCTGGCTCCAGACAAACAAAGTCTAGTGCATGGCGGATGTGCAACCATCAACATATCCCAGTCATCCATTGCTAAAACATTTCTAACGTCGTCCTGGATATGTCTGTTTGTGGCTACATCTGATTTTAAGATGTCACACGACCAAGCATCATGGCCAGAAGCAAGAAACGCCTCACGAACTATGCCGCTGGTTTCACAAGCTATTAATATTTTCATGCTGCCTCCTTATTTGATTCCAAAATACACGTTATAGTTTCTTCTTCTCTTGATCTCTCTTCTAAATTCGTTAAGAGTTTCCAGAGCTCTGGTCGGACAGTTACATCCATTTTTAACAAAGGTATCGTCCCAGCCATACTTTCTAACATAGTCAATGTTATCTCTCACTCTCTTCCTGGCCCTGTCATACCACAAGGCCAGCTTTTCATCTGACCAAAAATCGTGTCCATCTTCCAAACCAAGCCAATCACCTACAAATAACATAGAACCTCCTTATTAAATTTGTTACTCACAAGACAATAATAACAAATGCACAAATATTTGCAACTATTTATAACTTATAGTATTCTTGTCTTGAATTATTTCGGAGGACCTATGAAATTAGAATTTGATATATCGAAACCAAACACAGCGACTATTCAGTTTAGAATAGATCCAAATACCAAAAAGATGTTGACCGCTGTGAAAAAACATTATGGCGTTGGCACAGGCCAGCTGCTCAAAAAAATGATTCAAGAATGTTACAAGTCTATTAAGGAGGAGTTATGAAGTTTAAATACTTTGACCAGGTAATGCCAAAGCTAAAGGCTAAATATAAATTTACAGACAATGATTCTATAATCGATATTATGGAAAACATTATTACTGATCCTAAAGATCTACAACAATTCAAGCTGGCGTTTAAATATCCGAACGGCTTGCCTAAGTGGTTGCATTGATGAGTAAAGATAACGTCATTCATTTAGAAGATGTGGCTAGTCGTTTTCGGGACCTTTGCACCAGGCAGATAGAAGATTTAGAAGATCAGCTACCGAATGTGACCAACTTGTTAGAAAAAGACCAGATCCTAAAAGAGATTGATGCACTTAATGAACTTGCAGATAACTGTAATCGGGAGGCAGAAATATTAATCAAAGAATATAAAAGGAGGAGAGATGAAAGCAAATCTTGAACACGGCCAACGTGTAAAATTATTAGGTCATGCTATATTCGGATATTTTTATGGCTATAATGATGAGGGTAAGGTTAGATTCCTAGACGAAGAAACTAACCAGGTAAGTTTTGTAAACGAAGATGATTTGGAGGAAACTTATGAGAAAGGGAGCTGAAAAAGAAATCTATGTGCCGACTTTCCAAGATTGGTACACAGAAAATTCTAGTGAGCGTCGCAAAGATCAACTTGAGCCGTATTCAAAAGAAGAAGGTGAAAGAATCTATAACGACCTCGTAAAACAAGGCTTTGACTTTCCTATCTGGAATTAGTTATGCCACAAATACCACCCGTTCCTTTCTGGGATCCAGAGAGTAAAAAGAAATTTGACTTTGCAGAAAGCATTTACTTAGCCATGTTTCATTTTATGCCGACCAATACAGTAGAAAGCCTAGAAAATCATTACCGGGACAACAAAAAAGCTGTAGCAACTATGCGACGTATGAGTCCCAAGCATTACGATAAATTAATTGCAGATTTTAAGGCTAGAAAAAAAGAAATCCTAGAAAAAAACCAGGATAATAAGGATCCTAACGAAACGGCGGTCCGTTAAACCAAGCAACAACTACATATCTGTCGCCTTTGGTCACAGGTTTGACTTTATGTGACAAAAACGAGCTAAATGCTACCACTTCACCCATCTTTGGCCGCGTACAGCTTTCATTTTCGCTGGAACGGAAGCAAATTTCGCCGCCTTCGTAGTCTTCGTTTAGCAAAAGGCTCATACTGATCTTGCGTGTAGCAGCTGTACCCTCTGGTCCTATGTCCAAATGGTATTCATAGCCGTTAGATGGCGCTTTATAGTGAATTATCTGCGCTTTTTCTATTCCAGTAATGTCATATTTGAAGTATTTATTGGCTGAAAAGGCAATTTTGTTCAAAATTTGATACAAACGCGTCTGTTTTTCATCAATATAATAAATAGTAGCGTCCCGGACAGTTGTTTGCTCGATTTCATCGCCTTTATCGTGCACTTTGGCCACAATTCCCTCGGCTTCAACTACATAATCTAAGAACAGTTCTACATCATCTTGGCTGACAGACAGACCAGTTACGCCGTGATTAGGTAGAATATTGTCGCTCATAGTTCTGCCAGTTATTTTTTAGCGTATCAAGCCAATCATCTATCGCCATGACACAGATTTTGTCGTTTTCGTGCGGCCACTCTAGGTTAATCGCATACAAGGGTATGCAAACACGAATCGGTCTGCGGTTGAACTTAAATATCAATACAGGAATCTTGCCATTACTGGCACTGCAAACTTGATCCCACCAGGCGGACTTTAACCATTCGCCTTCTTTGTAGAATTTGCACTCAACCGCATGAAAGGGTATATCCAAATCGCATAGATCTTTTTGTTGGTATTGGTCTAGGTTGCGTTTGGTCTGGAAATCGATGTCGTTGTCGGCAAAAAAACCATTGAGGATCTTTGCAATGTCACGTTCAAATGCTGCGCCTTTATTTCTGGAGTTAATCGGCATTGATAGAGTTTCTCAAAATATGCAAAAAATTGCAAACGCATTGCAAAATTTTTTTCACAAAATTTTTTTGCCTTGAGTTTTTTTTGTGATTTAGTGTGTCTAACTTAGTTCTATACGCACTTGCATACGCGTTGGCAAATATGGGGGTGTAGGGATCCTAAAAAAACCAAATGCCAGTAAAAAAGCGGCCTCTAGGGACTCCAATTTGTTACGCGTTACTATTGTGCTCACAAGTTGCACATAGTTGCACAAAAGAATACAGGATTGCACACTAAAAAAAGCACGCAAAATCAATAACTTACGGCATTTTTTAAAAAAATCAAAAAATTTTTGCTCCTGGACGGCAGACGGCCATTTGCAAGTTATTTATCTATTTATCTTTTGCAGAGTAGTTTGAGGTTTCAGCACCGAGCAGCTGTCCTAATCTTTCTTTGATTTGCTCCCTGCTCATCTTCTCCAAGTTGGCATTAATGTTTATATTCTGAGATCTATTGATTGATAAACCAGCGAGTTGATTCAGCTCTTTGATGGCACTGACCGCTGCATTGAACTGCCCGCTTTCGTATGCACTCTCCATAACTTTCCACAACATCGTGCCTGTCTTTTGTGGAGTGATTGCATATTTTTCTGCGAGCTCATCTTGTTTGATCCGAATGGCTTTAACCACATTCGGATAATCTTTGCCGTTCAATAATTTATTCGCCGACTGACTTGGAAACTCATACCCAGCTTTTCTGGCTGCCTCCGTCATACCGCACGCACCTTCGGTGTAATGCCAAACAAAGCTGGCCTGCATTTCGGTTAAGCCGTGCTCCTCATCTTTGTCAAATTGCAATGGCGCATCGGCGATTGGTTTTTTCTTAATCTTCTTTGGCATAATGTCTTCCTAACATTGTATCATTCAACCAGTGTATAGAGGGCAGTGTATAACCATTTCTAAATACCCTATTTGTAACCCATAAGAATACCATCTTATAACCACTAAATAATAATATCTTTATATATAGATACACTATACACTAATAGTAGCTTAAACCCCCATAGATACAGCATTTCAGCATACCCTTTACTATACCCTTTGCTATACCCTTTTATTATAAACCTTTGCATATATCTGCTAATCTTTATCAAATATTATATACAGCATGAATAAGAGAACGCTCGCTGCAATCATTCCAAACAGTGTACCTAACACTCCAAGCACTAGGTCAATCATCGACCTTCTCCTGTAATTTCTTTAATGCAAAAGCTATATAATCAGAGTTTATGTCTATGCCGATTGATTCAAAACCCATTTGATCTGCAACAATACAAGTTGTTCCTGTTCCAACAAACGGATCTAGTATTAGGCCCTTTTTAATGCCAGTGACTTTAATACACTTTTCTACAAGTTTTTTAGGAAATATTGCAGGGTGATTGCTTTTCATTTTATCTTTACTAATTTTTCCATGTCCTATTGTTTCGTAAGGTATATGCCAAGAATTTACAGTAGGCCTCCAAGTTTTGCCAAAGCGTTTTGCGTTTTCTTCTGCCCATTTTGGGTGGTAACTAACACCGCTTTGCTTTTGTGATATTTCTGTTTTACCTTTTTTTGTTAAATGAAAAACATACTCCCAACCATTGCATATATATTTTTTGCTTTGTGATGTAGTACCTTGTCCCCGCACATATCCATCTATTTCAATTCTCTTATTCCAAATAAAAGTGTTTTGTATTGTCCAATCTAACGCAGATACTAACTCATAGCACCATAGCGGATTTTTTCTTGATGGCTGTATATTTAAAAATACATGGCCCGTATCAGACATTTTTTTGCAAACCTCGTTCCATAAATTTATCTGCCACTCAAGATAATTAATTTTTCTATCTTGATACAAACCATACTCTCTGCCAATATTGTAGGGCGGACTACTAACAACAATATCTATAGAGTTGTCTAATAAACTCCGCACCACCGCATCACAATCAGCACAATACAACGTACTATTACCTATTACTTGTTTTACTTTCTCAATCATCTACTATCTCGTCACCCCAACAATCCCAACCTTTTACTTTTTCTCTTGCAAATAGTTCTATTTTCGGAAGATCGCCAAACAACTTTTCAATTCTTATTCTAACTTCGTTAGGTTTTTTTGAGTGTTTTGTTCTCTCTGCTGCTACCTTTTGATATATATTATTAACCTGCTTGTGTTTTAACATACTTCCTTTCGTTCCAAACAAACATAGCTCATAATTTTTCATTGTCCAAGCTCCTAAATTAGCAACTGTCTTACCTGTTTTTGTTAGCTTTTCCCAAACAAATATTACAGTTACATACTTAAAACCCCAACTACGCATAGTTTGTATTGCATCTTCGATGTGTGCGTCTGTTGACCACATAAACAAAGCGCAGTCTTGACGAGTAATATTTTTTACGGGTAAATCTTTAATCCATCTTTTCGATTGTGTTGGGTAATGTTTATCCATGCTTGTAAATCTAACACCACCATACTTTTGCAACTCTTTACTTCCAAAACTCCAAGGCGGATCAGCATAAATAATATTGTACTTTTTATCTGGTAATTTAATCACTCCAATTACTCCCTAATGATCCGCCCAGGTCATCCTCTATTGGCGTGTAATCTATGTCATATATCTTCTTGCCATTACTTCTGCGCGGCTCGATGCCTCTTTCGTGTAGGACACGGCTTGCTTCTTTGAAGTCTGGCATCCTCGGGGATTTGATCCCCAAATCGCGCAAGAGCTTAGTCATCTGGACTCCCTTGGTGCGGTCGCTCGTAAAGTCCACATGTTCTAGAATAAGATCCTCCACACTCGATTGTGTTCGGTATTGCTCATTACTATCCTGCAAGAGCTCACGCTCATCTGGCGAGAGAAACCAATTCTTTTGTCCAGGCACATACATTGTTTCTTTGACCTGGGCCCACAACTGTTGCATGTTGACGCCGTGATTGACGTCTATATCTCTGACAGCGAGTACCCAGAATCTACGATTCCCAGACGTGTCCGTTAAGAACTCGCGGGCATTGACACTGGCATAAAACGCCGTGCGGCGCTGATAGGTCGTAAATGCTCGGTCATAGGGTAACCTCAGTTCATCCGTCTTCGACGTCACAAACGCTTTCAGCTGGTCTATGTCGGATTTTTTAAAGGTAGACTCGATTTCGCCTAGCTCTACAATCCAATGACTCACCGCTCTCTTTACAGAGTCCTTGTCAGAAGGGTTGAGCGTTGCACCCTCTAAGAGCCAGCCTTTATTGTAATCACATAGGCGCTTGAACCATAAGGTCTTACCGAGTCCTTGGGCGCCCTGCAAAACGAGGATGCCCTCTAACTCAACGCCATTCTTTTCATAGGCTGCGGCCACACAAGAGATTAACCATTTCTTGAGTAGCAAATCTCGAAGCTGCGCGGACTCCTCTGTAGTCAGCGAATTGAGAAAGGCAGGTAGTCGGTCTTGTCCATCCCACGGCTCGCTATCAATCCATTCTTTTACCGGGTTGTATTCACGCGCTAAGATCTTGAGATAATCCCTTACCTTGGTATGCGGTATGCCCATATTGATACATCGGTTTTCAACCTCAATCAGCGACGCCTCTTCTTGCATGTCAGCGATAAAGGTTGTGTCTGGTATGTCTATCTCCATCTTCTTTTTTATCACGTTGTAGCGCACATCAATATTGTGCACTTTCATTACCCCACCTATATTGTCTTTGGTGTTTAGGAAGCGTCCGCTTGCACTACGACTAAAGTCGTACTCCACCGGGACATCGACATTCTGCAAGATCACTTCGCCTTCCACCACTTCAACTTCGTTCTTATGATCGTTATAGTCGCCCTTTGTTTCTGGCATTTGTATCTCGGCGTAACCGCCCTGCTTTTGTATATAAGCTGCTGCCTTCTGTGCTTCTTTCTCACCTGTTTTACTATCATCATTATCAGCTACAAAAACGTGCTTATGCCTTGGAAAATACTGATACATAACCTCTGCGACCTTGACTAAGTTGTAAGCATCAAAAGCCACGACCACCGGCTGTGAGCGGTCAGCGTATATAGATGCGGCAGTGGCATAGCCTTCGGCATAATTTAAGCTGTCGCTTGTTTTAAATATTTCTCTGCCGAGAAGAAAAAAGCTACCGCTTTTTTTAGAACCAGTGAGAAAACGCTTGGTGCCATCGGGAGCGATAAACTGTAGTCCAACAATAGAACCCTGCTTGTCTTTGAGTGGGATAACTAAATTATCATGTTTGTCTTTGCGTAACCCATAGGACAAGACTTGTTTCTTTTCCAGGTAAGCATGTTTTTGTACTTCCTCACATTGCTCCCAAATAGACTGCGAACGCTGCGCGGCCTGCGAATACTTTTCTGCTGACTTGACTTCGGCTTGGCGTCTGAGCTCCTCAATCTCGGCGCGTTGCTCTTTAGTCATGCGAAACTTTTGACTGTTCTCTGGTTTCCAGATCGCTGTCGGCTGGTCCGTGCTGATACGATAATCACCTATACGGCCAAAGGGGGTTGATTGGTCAAGCCATGCTTGATACCAGCCGACGAGCTTTCTCTGATTACCAATGTTGATGTACGCTCGACCTACCGAGCCATCGGTAATCAGTCCCTTTTTGGGATCGGGTTCGTAGCCATTGGTGGCTAGAAAATCTTGAAACTGTGATACATAATCTTTTGTGAATGGTGCGTTGAAATTTTTGTTAGGTCCTTTTATTTTTAATGACATCAATCATCCCGTTTAAATTGTTGTTTGCTTTGTATTGCAAATGGTTATAGAATAATATCCAAGTTTATTAAATTTTGCAAACACATTATGGAGGAGAAATAATATGAGCTTAACAATTAGTGGCGAAGGTGGTGGCGGAGATCTACCGAATTTACAACCAGGTATTTACCAAGGCACTTGCTACAGCATTGTAGATATGGGCACAACTGACCAAGAATACAAAGGTGTTACTAGCAAGAAAACCAGAGTGCATCTGTGTTTTGAAATTACTCATGCACTGGATCCAGAAAACAATCCAATAACCATGGATGACGGCAGACCTTTCGGTGTCTTTAAAACTTACACTGCATCTTTATTTGAAGCTGCGGCTCTGCGCAAAGATTTAGAGAGCTGGCGTGGTAAAAGTTTTACCGAGCAAGAGCTAAAAGGTTTTGATATATCTAATCTGATTGGTTGTACAGCAAGAATAGAAGTAGGCCATACAGCAAAAACTGATTTCTCACCTGGAGGTAAGCCAAAGATTTTAGCATTGCGTGAGCCAAGAGAAGGCGTCAAGAAAGTCGATACTATCAACGACGCTGTTATCTTTGACTTAGATGTTTACCTTGATGATTTTAGAGGCAAGCAAAGTCCAGAGAGTAAAGCCATGTGCGACATATTTTTTGGTTTACCGACTTGGCAACAAAGCGATATTGAAAGTAGCTATGAGTATCAAGCAGTTAATCCTGGACAAGACTCAGCACCAGGATCTATGGCAGATGAGGTTAGCAACTTAACCGAGCAGGCTGCCAAAGATATGAACGACAGCTCTTTCGACGAAGACAACATACCCTTTTAACAGTTAAGGTGAGTGACCATTCTCCGAGTTTCTCACATCAACCTTTTCATAACGAAGAGGCGGTTGCTCACCACCTAAATATGTTTACAGACAAAGCAGAACAAATAGCAAAACTTTTAGACAGCAAAGGCGAAGCCTATGCCAAACCGGATGCTTTCTTTGTGCAACTTGCAAATGCCTGGAGTGGACTTCTAGGCGTAGAGCTTACACCCTCGCAGTGTTGTGCCATGATGATTGTCTTTAAGTCTTGCCGAATCATCAATAACCCAGAGCATATTGACAGTGCCGACGATCTTGTTGGCTATTCGTTGATAATGACTGAGTTAGTGAAACTGTCAGAGCAGGAACATGAGTAACCAAATTGAGTACCAAGTTTTTTCTCTGCCAGCTGCAATTATGTTGCAGCACCAATTACCCTCCGAGGTAGTGACGACTCTCAACGAGTATCTTGATGCTTTGAGATCTAATGATAAACGTGAGTCTGCATCTGACACTTTGGTTGGTCAGATACATAACGGCGAACAATTAAAAATGGATTTCACAGATCAGAGCCTACTCCCTTTCGTAAGTATCGTTGAGAACCTGGGCATGGCTTATCTAAAACATTTCGTCGAGCTAACCAAATCTCCTCTCCAGCCGAAGAAAATAAGTATAGATAAGCTGTGGTCAGTTCATAGTTTTGAGGGTGACTATAATCCCATCCACGATCATATAACTGCATCCAACATGGGATTATCTTTTACTACCTGGACTTTAGTTCCAGAACAAATCCACAGACCAGATGAAGATGCTGAAAAAAGGTATGACCTTTACAGAAGCTCTGGCTCTATAGATGGATTTATAAATTTTACTTATGGTTTAAATCAGATTGGAGATCCGGAACGCTTGCGTCCTTCTCAATCACGATACATCAAACCAGAACCCGGCAAGCTGTTGTTGTTCCCTTCATGGATGCAACATTGTGTCTATCCTTTTTTTGGTGAGGGAGAGCGCAGAACTGTTGCTGGCAATCTTAATTGTTTTAACTTAACACCAGAAGAAATAGAGGAGATGAAAAAAAATGCAGGAGTTTAAACCAGGAATATATGACGACATACCCTATGAAGTGTATGCAGAGATACCAGCCTTTAGATCTCACGATCTAACTTCGGTCATCAAATGCCCGTACAGCTGGAAGAATAAAAAAGATATTGTGCAAACACCAGCTCTACTTGAGGGCCGAGTGCAACACACTGTATTTTTAGAACACCATAAGTTTGGTGAAGAGTTTGTAATTCAGCCAAAGTTTGACCGCAGAACTAAATCCGGCAAAGAAGAATATGCAAACTTTATGGAAACCATTGGTAATCGTACAGCTATTACTCAAGACTTGTATGACGTTTGTATGGAACGCCGGGAGGTAGTCAAAAACTACATACCCAAAGAAACCGATAAGGTAGAGCACACTCTGGTCTTTGAATGGCACGGCCATCCTTTTAAGTGTCGTATGGATTGGTATGACAATGAATATGTATGGGATCTTAAAACATGCCGTGACGCTTCGCCTCGTGGCTTTAGAGGCGCAATCAATAGCTTCAACTATCACATGCAAGCAGCACTCTATGTTGACGCTTGTAGAGAGCTAGGTTTGACTGCTAAAGGTTTTAACTTTTTAGCACAAGAAAAGCAACATCCATATCCTTATGTGATCTATACCTTATCAGATGAAGCGCTGGTGTATGCACGCCAAAGGAATGAGCAAGCGTTGGATCTATTACTTAGATGTAAAGATAATGATGATTTTAAACCCTACAACTTGGAAGGAATCCAGACTGTAGAGTTATCAGATCTTTATTGATTTACCAATAGCTGCTGAATGGTGTGCCGTCATAATCGACACCCCAATAAATACCTATGCCGTTTTCGTGGTTGCCCACTTTGATATTGTCTAGTCTGTGATTAACTTTTCTGCCGTCATCCCAAAGGATGTCAACAGTATGGTCAGTATAAACATTGACAACCTTACCAAAGTCTAATGGGATACCAGCACCCCAAAACCCAGTAACTTTTTTGGTTTTTGTATTTAACATTACGCCACCTCCTTAATTTATTCCTAGAAATTTATTAAAATCTGCAACAGATATTTCTTTTAAAACTATTTTTTCGTTGCTATCTAAAACAGTATTGACGATTTCGTCGTCCTCTACTGGTCCCCATTGTGTGTTATCAACAGTATCGTCTTGAAACAACGGCGCTGTCCATAAAAACTCACAACCTCCATTACCTGCTGTTTCCATAATATAAGCGTTACCGTTATATGCTGGCACAGTAAAGATTTCATATTTATTTTTCACATTACCCTCCTTTTTTTTGTTTTCAATTAAAATTCCCACATAGATATAATGCCATAAGTTGCAACTATATGCAACTATTTACAGACAATAATAACAGTTATTTTTAGAGGTAGTTTTCGTACAATTCTATGATTCTTTGACGATCATGTAGCCAAAAAACCAACAGGTATCTATCACCGCTTTCGACCGGCAGGCCCTTATGCAGATTGATGAAACTTGGGAAGATTAGCGCATGTCCCGTTGGCAACGGACTTATTTCGCCGTAGTTGTGAAACGCGGTGCCACCGCCTTTATACTTACCAGTATTGAGCGGCACAACCACCGAAATATCAGCGCTTTCGTCATGGTGCCAGGCACCTTGTTTTTTATCTCGCAAATTATAGTTAGCTATTTGTATTGTTGACGGATCTTTACAATCTCTTTGCCATATCGCATTGAACATAGGATTAAGTACGCTTTGTACCACAAACCACATGCTGCGATATAACTCTGGGACATGTTCACGCAATACAATCTCTGGTATTTGGCGCAGCTGGTCCTCATCTGTATTGGCCTCAAATGGTATTTCTTTTTTCATGTGTTCTATTTCTTTAATTAACATAGAACAAAATTTGCGGCGAAATAAAGGCACCCGGTATATTTCTGGATGTATCTTTTTTATAACTTTGTGTATCGGAGTTTTGCCCATATCCTCCATACCCTGCTGACCTTTGAACTTTACTATATCTGGCAAAGTGTCCTGGACAGCCTTATATGTCGTATGGTTAATCATCCAATGCGACTGCATGCTCAGTAAGTAATTTTTCAGTTGATACATGGTTTTTAGTATATCAGATAAATTTGAATATTTATTTGTATAATTGTGCTAAAAGTTATAGAATTAACCAAATGAATACAGACTTAGACAACATGGACCATAAAAAAGACGGAAAAGAAATAAGGAAAAGTTTGGCTGTTGATCCAGCTACTTATGATCTTCTGCAATCAATTTGCGATATGGAGCACAGATCTAAGATAGATCAGCTCAAAGTATTGATACAGAAAGAACACAAAAGACTTATGAGCTTATCCGAACATGAACATATTTAAAAACAAGATGTCCAAACCAGACAAACCAAAACCTCAATCGTATAAACCGGTGTTAGAGGCCCAGGAAGTTATTGACGTATTTAGCAGACTTACCTTGCACCAACAAGCAGCTCTTATGAGGCTCATATCTCGCAACCTTGAGGTAGTTATAGGTGAGGATAGCCACATGGGTTATGACTTTGATTATGAGGTCGTAGGAGCGATTATACGAGCTTCTGAGGCGTCAAACTAAACTCTTTTCTTTCGAGCTGTTTTAGTCCGAGCAAAAGATCTATTTTTGCTTTTATTCATAGATCTTAAATTACCATTTTTATTATTCAAAGGGTTGCCGTCTTTATGATGTATGTCTTTGCCATCGCCGACTTTTGCCTTACCCGCCTTGATAGCCAGGCGTCTTGCTTTGTTGCGTGAGGATCTTCTTTTTATTTGCTCTGGTCGAGAATGATAGTTGGCATATTCTTTCGCGTAGTTGCGGGCCATAACCTTACCCTAGAGAACCAATCCCACCAGCTTGTTGACGCATAGCAATTTCTCTATCCGCTTCATCTGGTAAAACTGTTGGCGACATAACAACTTCTGGATCACTAACTTGTGGTGCTTCAAACTCAACTACTTGTTCTGCAAGCTGTATATCCGGTAAAAGTTTGCCAGCAATCTCTGGATTTGTAACCTCTCTAAAGGCTTGTTCGTTTGGAACAGCTGTAGTAACAGGTGGCACATTAGCAGCATTTCTGTCTTCAATCGGCTCTAGTGTTTCAAATTGTTGTCCTTCAAGTATTGCTCTGACCTCTTCTCTAATCTCTGGGTTTAGCTCATAGATTTGATAAAGCCTTCTTATGTGTTGCCCATAGCTTTCTGGATCATAAGCTGTTTTTTCTAAACCCTCGGTTAGCCAACGCACAAAAGATTTGTTAGTCATAAGTTTAGCGCTCATATAAGGTGCAGCTAATGCGCCCAATCCAAAGTCATAGCTAACACCAGCGCCACCACCTAAACCCCCAGTAAAGTAAGCTATAGTACCTGCAACTCTTGCAGTTCCACTTGGGTTGGCCATTTGTTGTGCTGCAAGACCTATTTTATCGACTGTAAATACCAAATTATCTAATTCTGGTATCAAGTCTTCATACTCAGTTCCTTTAAATAATGCTTCTTTGGCCTCTTTACTTAAAGTGTTCCAATTAGTAAGAAATCTTTTTGGTGAGAATCCTTGCTCGGCTATATATTCAGCACCCTCTTTTACAACGCCCTCTGCTCCGAGCTCAACACCTTGCGATACACCTGGAGTTGGTAATCCCATTCTACCAAGCATGTAACCAGACATAACATTGTATTCATCTGGTTTTAAAACCTCTTTGAGTTTTAGCAAATCATCGCCACCATCTTTAGCTCCAGATAAAACGTATTTTAATGCTTTGTTTGCAGTTACTTTTCCTTTACCAATCACGTTATCTAAATATGTAATAGCACCAACTTCGCCTTGCATTTTTGCAACATATTCATTAGCTTCTCTAAAAGCTAGCTTAGAAAAATCGTTACCAGCTTCTTCTACTAAATCTGCAAGATCTAAAGATATATAGCCATAAAGTTCCTTCATTTTTCTACCAGTCGCATCTAATTCACCGCCCGCTGCTGTTGCAGAGGCTTCATTTTGTCTAAGATAAGTTCTAAAGTTTTTAAGATTGTTGTAATTTAAAACACCTGCGTCGGCATCTGCTAGCACTTTTGCCGCCATTTCCATAACAGGTTTTAGTGTATCTTCACCAGTTGCAGTTTTAGCTTGTGCCATATATTCTTTAACAAATTCTTGTGTGTGTTTTGCTTGTGAAGAAATGTCTTGATTTAACCCAATGTTTACCTTGTTATACATTTGATCTATTGTGTTGGTGTACCTTTGTCTTGCTGCTCTAGCACCTGTCATTAAAGCTAAACCAGCTTCATCTGTAGTCCTAATACCTCCGTACTTTGTGGCAAGTTGTTTAGCGAAAGCATCTATTTCAGCAACAGTTTGGGCAGCGTTTTGGTGCATAATTTTTGTGGAGGTCGGCATGGCACTCAAACCTTCTTCAATTAAATTTAAAGTTGGATTACTGGTAATCTGTCCTGCTGTTGGGTTTGTTATGCCTACTGAATCAAACGCTTCTAAAGTTTCTTTGGCTGCTGGTGAGGTACCACCTGTCATATATCTTATGGGTTGGCCTCCTACATATTTTATACCCTGCCAAGTCTTGCTAAGTATTGGCCCAGCAGCAGCATTGAATGTAGCTGTTTGTGTAAAATCTACTGCTCTTTCACCTAGATTTCTGGTGTCTACTGTTTCGCCAAAAACATCTGCAATACCTATGTATAACTCTCTTGCTGTCGCAGATCCTAAACCCTCTCCCGCTATAGCACCGGTTACTGGATTTACTATTCCAGCAGTAACGGGAGCTGCATAAGCACCTCCGATACCTCCGCCAATCATACCGCCGATAGCTCCTACTGTTTCTGCTACCTCTGGACCAGCATCAAGAAAATCTCTACCTGTTGGTATCGGTACGCCTAAAAATTTTGGGTTAAATTCATCATATAAAGTTAGCTTTCCTGTTTCGGGATTGGTAAAAGCAAAGTTGCCATAACCAAATTCCATAGCTCCGTTTTGTGGATCTAAGTCCTCTACACGCATAGCATCTGGATAAAATACTTGAAGTGTAGCTAATTTATCTTCTGGACTCTGAGCAGCTCCAACGCTAAACCTTACATTACTTGGAGCACCTGTGGTTCTATCTATACCGCTTTTTATTTTTTCTAAAGATAGCTTTTCAATTAGCATATCTTCATAGGCATTTTCTCTGTCGACTACATTAGAGCCTAACGCCATTTCAATTAAAGCGCTGTCTTCTAATGTTTCGTAAGTATTCTTTCTACTATCACTCATCAATCAAACCTTTTTCAATTAGTTTTTGTTTTAGCTCCGGATCGTTTTCAGCTCTTTTTATTAATTCATTCAATGCCTCTTCTTCTTCATAACCAGTGCCACTTTCAATCATTGTTTTTTTTGTTCTGTCGTATGCTTTGCCAGCCTGTCCTTTCATAGCAGCCAGCGCATCTCTTCTCGCTTGTCTTTTATCTAAAATAGTTTGTTGGTCATCGCCAAATTCAGGAAAATAAGTTTTGTCTATCCACACAATTTCACCTGCATTTATTTGAGCACCAGTTTCTTGTCTTAACTGTGCGGTCGCAAAATCTAATCTTGCTCTTTGATATTGTTTATATTCAGGACTACTTAAAAAGTTATCAATAAATTCTGGTGTAAAAGGTATTATATTGTTTACAAAAAAATCACGAAAGTTGACCGGATTAAACCCTGCATTTTCCAAAGCCTCAAGCTGTTTTAACGAGCTTTCCATACGCAAAGCAAATCCTGCTTGTTTTTTTTGAGCCTCAGTAAAAGGATCTTTAGAAACTTCTGTGCCTGGTAGTATAGGCGGAGGTGGTACTTCTATTGGATCAGATAATATGTATTCTATTTCTTGTGTCATGTTTTTGGTTTTATTACTTTTTCTGTTTCGCCATCTGTATAAATAGGATCACCATTTTGATCTCTTCTTTGTGTAAAAGTCCAAGTTGTTTCACCAATATCTATTGTGGGGGGAACTGGTGTGTCTTGTGGTCCTAATATTTCTTCAATATTTAAACCAGGCACTTCAACAGGTATTGTTCCCGTTTCTGTTGTTCTAAAAGTTGTTTTTTTCTGTTCTACTAAAGCAACTGCTATTTTATATTCTGGCGTATCTTTTAGAGCAGGATTTGCTTCCGCAGATAAAATATAATTCAAAGCTGCGCCTTGTGTAGTGCCATCTGAAAACATATTGCCTTTACCCTCCAAAGCTGCTTTAAATTGCATTTTTAAAACTTCGTTAGAGGTTTCAGCTTGTTGTTTTCGTTTGGCTTGTACTTGTTCATACGCAAGCATTGTCATTTGTTGTTTTATAGCATCTTTTTCTGCTTGTATTTTTTTTGCTCTTTCATTAAATGATTGAAAGCCAGCAGTAAGGCCAGCACCTAATCCACGCGGATCTGAGGCAGCACCAACTAAACCTGCACCTACAGCAGATGCTAAATCATAAATATTTTGTTTTTTTGGCTCTGGAAACAAACCAGACATTTCTGCTGCTTGTGCTTGTATATCTGCTGCTGTGATTGGTGCGCTAGTTTGTGCGCCGTACAAAGCAATAATATCCTCTGGCGTCAAAGAAGAAACAACGTCACCTACGCCTCCGCCTTCTTCAAATATGTCTACTTGCTCTGGTATTTGTGCTCTGCTGATAGCCACTACTTTCCTCCATACAGATTACCCAAAGAACCAAAAGCCTGTAACCCTGTACCTATGCCTGTCATCATTGCACTCGGTCTAGGTGTAAAATCTGTAATAGTTTGGAACTGTCCAGCTGGTGCCATGCTCACAAATGGTTGTAATGCTTGATACTGTAGCAACGGAGTCATTTGTCTTTGTTGTAAGTTTCTACGTTGTGCATCTAACATTGCTTGAGCCTGTGTTTGTTGTTGTGTGCCCATGCCAAATAAAGCTCCAATATCACTTAATGAAGCACCAGCGGCTTGTGCACCTAAACCTGCTATACCAGAAGCTCCAGCTCTTTGAGCAGCCTTTTGTCTTGCAAACTCGCCCATACCAGCTCTCTGAGCTTCTGAGAAGCCTCTAGCGCGTAAACTACCTAAAGCCTCTGATAATCCTCTGCCAAGAGCTTCTTGTCGCTCTGCGGCGCCTAAACGCGCTCTAGAGCCAAATGCAGACTGACCACCTCTTGCAATATCGCCAGCTAACGCTCCTATATCTGATTTAGCACCTTGCTCCATAACATCTTGTATGGTTTGTTGTACTACTCTATCTTCAAAAGGATTGAAAAATTGGCCTGTAATACTCGGATCATAGGCTTGCATAGATGCTTGTAAAGCAGATCTTGCATCTTGTATATACGGATCTTGTAATCCAAGTGATTGTCTTTGCATCTCTATAGCCGCAATTTGGTCTGGACTAAATCCTGCTACTTGTTCATCTATAACAATAGGGTTGCCTTCGTCATCATAAAAAGTTCTTTCAGCAGCTCGCATTGCACCAGGTATAAATCCGCCTTGTCCACCAATGCCAAACAATAATTGTTCTGTAAGTGGATCTAACCCAGAAGCTACTTGTCTTACGCTACTAGCAAAAGGATCTTGATTTGATACATTAACAGGAGCCGTTGTTTCAGTAGGTTGATTATTTGCAACAGTTGTAGATGCTGGTGAAGGAACTATCTCTGCTGGTGTAACCGGAGCAGAGGTTGTGACTGGAGTAGGAGTCGTGACTGGCTCTGGCACAGAAGTAGGCATAGGCATTGGTGCGTTTATTTCTTGCCCAATTAAACTTGGTTCTGTCATGCCATCACCTATTTGTTCTCTTGACCTGTCAATAAAATTAAGCCTTTCTAAGGGACTAATTGCTCTGTCATCTGTAAACCCACCACCAGGACCACCTATAGACATTAAATCATCACGCTTGGGTGGTAAAGGCATTTTTTGTAAATTAAAATTACCAATCTGCGGAACGTTTAAACCTGGTGTAGGACCTACACCACCTAAATCTTTAGGTCCACCGATAGTTACTGGTCCAGTTTCTAATTCTATAGGTTCTTGTGGCACAGCGCTTATGACTCCAGGGGCATCTGTTGTTATAAGTCTGCCTGTATTTATTGGTGGCGATACTAGGCCTGTCGGTAAATTAGCTATAGGTAAAATACCACTTCCTAATGGTCCACCACCTGTTACTGAAATACCGCCTATCTGAGGTGGTCGTGGTTGTTGCATTATTGGTTTTCCTAATACCGGTGGACTTATTGGCATCGGAGCAGGCATTGGTTCCGGTTGTATTGTTGGTGGCACGAATGGTATTGACTCGCCAACAGGTAAAGACCTTTCAACAATACCTCCAACATCTTCTCTTATTCTACCAATGTTTCTTGGTGGCAATCCTATTGGACGCCTTGGTATTTTAGGCAATTTAATCGCAGGTCCACGAGGAAGAGATGGTGTTAATTTTGGAGGTATGGAAACATTTGGATCTATGCCTATTGTACCCAACCTAGCTCTTAAATTACTTAACAAACCCATAATTAACTCGGTTTAGCTTCGCCAGCGAAAGTGTCCATCATCTTATACATAAGGTCCATACCTCTTTCTCTGTCTTCATTAAAACTTGGTATCAAACTAATAATACCCTTGTTATCTTTTTGCATATCGTAAGAACCAGCGCCTCTTACGGCTCGGCCTGTCATAACAAACTCGCCGTCTGAAAGCATGGCTGGTATATCGTCACTTGTTTCTGTGCCTGGGCCATTTATGTCGCCGTCCATTCTAGGGAATTGGCTTGGATCAAGCTCACCACCCTCTTGCAAGGAAACAGCTCCACCTTGAGCATAAGCCATTACAGGTCCACCATACATTTTTTCTATCGGTAAATTGGGTCCAAAAGCTCCCATACCCTCTACTGCATCTTGTGCTGCTTTAGCCGCTCTACCCATTCTCATTTTTAATTTTGTATTTGCTAAACTTCCAATCGCTGATGCAACTCCACTAGCAGGGCCAGCCAATGGATTTCTGAGTGGTTTGATTCCACCCATAGCAGGTCCTTTACCCATAACAGCCGCAGTAAGCATTTGTCTTTGCAATATATTTAGCGCTTCTTGATATTCT